ACTGTTCCGATAAGTACTTTAAAAAGGGAGACCAGTATATAAAAACAGTAGGTGTTAAAACGCTTAATTGCTAGTGATATCCCACCTACAAGGGCTTGGGTAGTGCCAAATAGGATTGTGTTTGATGTGTGGAATGAGGTTAAGTCGTTGCAAAGCACCCTCATTAATAACTATTACACAAAGTAATCAAAAGTTCCTGTTAAACTACCCAACTAAACTAACTAACGAGAGGATAAATAATGATGAGTAAAATAAAAGAGTGGGCAACTGATTTAGCAGAAGTTTATTTAGATGAGTTAGCCAACGAAATTAACACTAATAAAATTACATTACAAGAAGGTATTGACCAAGCTGTTCAATCAAATGTAAACTTTGGATTGCTTGGTTTTAGTAACGAGCATAAAGATATTTTGATAGATGAGCTAACAGAATATTTTGAAAGCGAACAGGGGCAATAATATGGAAATAAGAAAACTATTAGAAGTACAAGCTACTATTGAGGGTCGAGCAGTACCTATTGATATGGATGACGGGGATTTAAATAAGCATTACTCTGAGAGTAAAGGCAGATATATAAATATATTAGACATGGATTTAATACATTTAATACGAGCATACTCAAAATCTCTTGACGGGAATATTGTTAACGACAAAGAAATAATGCGAGAAAAACTTGACACAATATTAAAAGAAGTGTATAAAGCTAGGGAGGTATTAGATGATTGAACCAGATATAAAAGCTTATAGAGAAGATGTGGGCGAATATTATAACCATCATTTTTCAGAAGAAGAATTAGATGTTATAACTGAAATCATTAGAGGTAATGTTCCAGTAGAAGCTATGCGTGAAGACTTGGAAAAATTCTTTGATGACCCAGACATACCGCTAGTTTCTTTCTTTGATGTATCTACTGATGAAGGTATGTTAGATAGACTAGAGTATGACTTTGGATATGTAGGAGGGGTTGGTACACGAAGTGTGTATCAACCTAACTAGATGAAACTAGAAGCTAAGTTAATGATTTGTAAAGATAAATTAGGTAACAAAGCTTTACGAGACCCAAGAACTTTACGAGAATTAAAAGTTAGAAATGATTGGGAAAGAGTTAGAAGAATATTAAATAGGAGGTATAAAAGATATGACTAACAGAAAATATTGTGCGTGTACTGTTTCAGTTAGAAATGGAAAAACATATTGGAATGAACCTAAATCTACACTAGGACAATTAATTGGACATTTACAAAAGTATGTCAAAAGAAATTGTCATGTTATTATTTATACAGTAACAGGGGATAAAGATTTAAAATTTCATTCTCACATTTCAAACTTTAATAAAAAATATAAAAACTACAGATATAGAATAACTTATGCTAGTAGTGAAAGGAGAGTATAATGCTTGACGCAACAAAATATATTAATAGATTAAAAGTTATTGTAGCAGGTGTAGACGAATTAGTTTACATGAATAAAAGTGAACAGTTAGATTATCTTTTAAATAGAGTTAAAGATGTTGTAAAAGATTATGACAGAGACTTTGACAATGCTATGGAAGAAATGGAAGTTAAAGAAATGTTTAACATGAAGAGAGGAGACCCATATGCCGAAGGAACAGGTTAAAAAGAAACCAAGAAACTATTACATAACACATGGTTATGAGGGCGTAGAAATACTTGTGCCAATGGATGACCAAGACAGTTATGCTGTGCTTGATGAAGACGCAGATGAAGTGCTGCATGGAGAGAGTGACGAAGAAATAACAAACAGATTATGGAGGGATGAATGGAAGAAGTAGATAAAAATATTGTTCATGTTCCAACCAAATTAAAATATTGGGAGGATGAAATGGTGGAAGCAGATTTTTTAGGAGAGGAAAAAAGATTTCATCATGCAACAAATATGTATCTAAGATTTAAAGAGTTAAATGATATAGGAGTAGAGTATGAACCAAAGTTTTAAAAAGGGAAACAAAAAGTTTGACATTGATTTAAAGTATGGACAGATACGAGAAGACAAAGTTAAAGATATGTTTTCTAACGCACAGATAGAAGTTAAATCTGAGAGGAGTTGGTGGAGGAAAACAGGAAACATAGCAATAGAGTATGAGTATAGAGGTAAACCAAGTGGTATCTATGCAACGACTAGTGACTTCTGGTTTCACAGATTAGAAGGTAACAAAGAAGAATTTTGTACACTTGTTTTTAGAACATCCATTCTTAAAAAGATTGTGGATAAGTACAAGGATAAGTTAACAAAAGATGTTGGCGATAATAAGGCAAGTAAGTGTGTGCTTATTCCTATCAAAGAAATATTTACTGAGGAGTTTTACAGTTATGTTTAGTGAGATAGAAGAAATAAAAGATACACTTAATTATGTTGATGATGATTGGAACGATGAAAAATTTTCTGACATATGGCAAGAAGCAAATACTTTAGTAAAAGAAAGATTAACTAATACTGATTATCAATTTCTTGACATCAAAAGAAAAATGAACATACTCCATATCTTGTGTGTAGTAACACACATTAACAATACATATAGTATGTCAATAAATATTAATAAGTTTTTAGAAAATGTTGCTAAATTAAATTTTGTAGCTGCGGCAAATGGTATCAAACTACAAATAAATAACAGTAATAAAACAAATTTAGCAAATCATATGTCAAGAATGATAAAAAATATTTAAAAAAGTTCTTGACTTTAAAATCATTATATGATATAATATAGTTTTTATATACTAAATAACTATGTTAAAGTATTTTAATTATTATTATTATAATATTAATATAATAATTAATAAAGATTTCGGACAAGTGTTTTGCAAGGCACTTGTTTCTACTGGCTGAACAACAATAAGCTAGTTGTAAGGCAAACTTTTGGATGAGTATGGACAAATGTCTGAGGGGTCTGGGGGTTGTACTTAGTAGCGTTATCTCATAAGGTGGATAGCTCGTGGAAGGTTGCAGGTAAATCCATAAGTCCTGCGTAGAAGACCGAAACATTTTTATCTTGACAATAAACGATTGTTATGATATAATATCTTCAATAATAAAAAAAGGAGGGCAATATGCCAACAGTTGAAGGAAAAGCGTATTGGGCTAGTATTACTAGACCTAATACAACATTCGACCCTGTGTACCAAATCGACTTAGCTATTAGCGATGAGTCTGCTGAAAGTTTTAAGAAGGAAGGTATCACAGTTAAACAAGACGATAGAGGTAATATCGTTAAGTTTAAAAGAAAAGTCAGTCGTGCTGACGGGAATAAAAATCCTGCACCAAGACTGGTTGACTCTGCCAAAAATTCTATCGACACTTTGATAGGTAATGGCTCTACTGTTAAGGTTATGTACAAACCTTTTGAGTGGAAGTTTGCTGGTAAATCCGGTAAGAGTCTTGACTTACAAGCTGTACAAGTCATTGACCTAGTGCCTTATGGCGAGGACTTTGATGTAGCTAGTGGTTATGTTGCAGAGAATGGCAACGAAGAATTTTAACTAATCAATAAATGAAACAGGGGGCGAATATGGATAACAATGACAATGGTTTTGTCGAGTATCATGTTCCCTGTTCAAGCTGTGGAAGTAGTGACGCAAGAAGTATTAATGCCAATGGCAGTAGTTATTGTTTCTCTTGTCAGAGCTACTTCCCTGCGGAAAACGGGGATTATATAAACACAACTAAAGGGGGCGAGAATATGCAAGTTGCAGAAATACAAGCAGATATAACTAACATTTCAGATAAGGTTAATGAGTTATATCAAAATGCAAATGCAAGTTTCATGTCTATCAAAGACAGAGGTATATCCGAAGAGACTTGTAAGAAGTATGGTGTTAAAGCATCCATGAACAATGGTATGATTGGCACACATATCTATCCTTACCATGATGAGACTGGTAGTTTGATAGGTATGAAGACTAGATATGTAAAGAATAAACAGTTTTCTATTGTTGGTTCAACATCTAATTCTGGATTGTTCGGACAACAATTATTTAATGGGGGGAAATATGTGACCATTACCGAGGGAGAAGTAGACGCACTTAGTGTTTACCAAATGTTAGGTTCTAAATATCCTGTGGTTTCCATTAAGAATGGCGTCTCTTCTGCCTTAAAAGATATCAAGAAGAGTTATGATTGGCTTGATAAGTTCGAGTCTATTGTTCTTAACTTTGATAATGATGAGGTTGGTAGAGAAGCTTCAAAGAAAGTTGCTGAGTTATTTCAACCCGGCAAAGTAAAGATAGTCAAGTTACCAGAGTCATACAAAGACGCTAACGATATGTCAGTTAGAAGAAAGTATGAAGAGTATACTAAGTGTTGGTGGAACGCACCAGTTCATGCACCAGACGGGATTATCAAAGGCACACAATTACTTGATGAGGTTCTTAAACCTATTGTCAAATCTAGTATTAACTATGGTTGGAAAGGTTTAGATGAGCTTACTTATGGTATTCGTAGCGGTGAGTTAGTTACTATTACTGCGGGTACAGGATTAGGTAAGACTTCTGTAATCAAGGAATTAGTTTATCATATATTCAAAAGTACCGAGAGTAACATCGGTATGATTATGCTTGAGGAAAGTCCTAAGATAACTGCATTAGATATCATGGGTACTGAAGCTAATCTTCCATTACGAAGACCCGATGTAAATTTATCTGACGAAGATAAAACAAACTACTTCAACAAGACAGTTGGTACAGGTAGATTTTATTTCTATAATCACTTCGGTTCAAATTCAGTAGACAATATAATTTCAAGAGTTAGATACATGGCAAAAGCTTTGGACTGTAAGTTTATTGTACTTGACCACATTAGTATGATTGTATCTTCTCAAGAGTTTGGCGAAGAAAGAAAAGCACTTGATGAGATTATGACAAAGCTTCGTACACTTGTACAAGAAACAGATGTAGCTTTGATTTGTGTATCACATCTAAAGAGACCCGATGGTAAAGGACATGAGGAGGGTGCAGTCACTTCACTAGCACAGCTTAGAGGTTCTGGTTCTATTGCTCAACTATCTGATATGGTTCTAGGATTAGAAAGAGATAGTCAAAGTGAGGACATTGTAATGCGTAATACTACTTGTCTTCGTGTACTCAAGAATAGATTTGTAGGTATGACTGGACCTGCTACTTATCTTTACTATGATAAAGATACAGGCAGATTACATGAGACTGATAAACCATCACCAGAAGATAAGGAAGAAGATAAGTTTTAAATTTAAAAGGGGGCGAGAATGAGTAACAAGTTGTTTCTTGATATAGAAACTACAGAGATACAAGGTAATCAATTACCAAATAAAATTTTCTGTTTAGTTACTATTGATGATAAGAACAATATTAAAACTTATAGAGAAGGTGAGTATCATCTTTTCAAAGAAGATGTTTTAAACTACAAAGAATTTATTGGACATAACATTATAGGATTTGATGCTCCAGTAATTAAAAA